TAATTGCCAACTGCGTTCTATTGTGTTAAAGATTCCTGTATCAAATACTTCTTTCAATCCATTTCTAGCATCTAAGACATCCTTGCCGCCGGCGACATCAATATGATCCCATATCTGTTCAACATAAGGATCCTTATGCCACCATTTGTACATTCTACCTGCCGTCCAACAACACGGTAAAGCTAATCCTTCTGCTGTTATATAAAGACTTCCTTCATCCTTGACTTTACAATTGATAGATACTTTATCGTAATAGTTATCCATGCTATTATACTTTTTAACAAGTTTGTCCTGGCTTTTTATTGCGGCATTTTGATATTTCTTATCTGGTTTTTTAATTTCTGTTGTTGCTATACCTTTTTTATTCACTGCTTGATGAGATTCTTTTTTCTTGGAATCTTGTGTAATAAAACGTCCTGTCTTTTTTGCCATGAATTTTTCAAAACCTTTTTGTTCGCTTAACGCTCTTGCTTCGTCAACTTGATGTTGATTATGTTCGAAAATTAAAAAATCCCAACGAGCCCTCCCTCCGGCACTGATAAATGCATCCATACTACGTTCTACCTTGTCCCAAACAACGCCTTGGCGGTATATGTGATTTGTAGTTCGTAGGCCATCAACGCTAAAAATAACAGCACCGCGACGAGCAAATATGTTTGCCAGTTCCACCCACCATGCTTCATCTCTTGCTCCTGCATTTGTATTCATGCTTAACCAAATATTAGGGTTGTGTTGCCTAAAATATCTAAAAATTTCTAGTGTATCTTTAGCAACAATTGGATCGCCTAAGTTACCGCACATATACATAGTATTTAATTGTTTAATAAAACTTGGATTGAATATTTTTTTACAATCTTCTAATGTAAGTTCATCTAAATTTATATGCGGATTTACACCTTTACCATTCATATTTCTATCGCACATAGGACAACTGGCTTGGCAGTTCTGTGTAACTTCTAAATGGATTGTTTTTATATCTGTGTACTTGTACATTATGCCATGTTTTTAATTACATTTCCATACAACTGTGTGTACTGAGCAAAATGTTTTGCAAAAATATAATTACCTTGCCAACTATATGCATCCGGATCTAACAGCATAATATTGTTTTGTTTTGTTATTACGAAATTTCTTAAGCTCATATCACCATGCACAAAAAAATTCTTCGATTCACGGTTTTCCTGTGAATATCTTAAACCTTGTATCCAACAAGTATTAAATGCATCTAATATTTTAATCTGCATATCATTGTGTTCACATACAACTTTAAGTTCTGATCCTTCACTGAAAAACTTCTTACCATATGGGGAAGTGGAATGATAAAAATAAGTTTCTAAATCTTCTTTAATATCAACCTTTTCCATAGTAAATTCTGTGTCTGAAATTAAGGATAAAAGTTTTGGCAAATGCTTGTTAGTTTTTGCTAAAGTATTATAGTTATTAAACCATGCTTGATCTAAAGGTCGACCTCTTCTTAGCTTTAAACTAACTTTTTTATAAACATGAGATTTAAAAACTGCTATTGAGTTTTTAGATTCTCTATATTTTCCTGCAAATTTTGCCACTTATTTTATTCCGATCTTCATAAACCTACTGTACTTATCTAGATCTAATGTGCCTAAATAAAGTGTTGTTTCCATAGGTGCATGTTCAGAAAAACTTTTTTCATCCATACTACAATTTACATGTTCTATTACATCACTATAATCATTAGATTGCAACACAACAAGTTTTCCTTTTGGTATTTTGTTAAACCATTGAGAAAAATTCTCAATATGCTCACAGCTGGTGTTTATGACTGTATCTGGTGTATCAGTCAAAGAACACTGTGTTCCGTCTGCTCTTGTTACAGTATACTCATGTGAATTAAAATCTATATCATGAATATCTTGTGTTACTGGTTTAAACAGCCAGTCCTCTAATACCCAAGGCTTGTTAAAAATTTCTGCAATTTCTCTACAAGAATTATCAATATCAAAACTTCTTATTTTAGTTACATTTATTTTGCTTTCAAAAATCATTGTAGCTAAAGTTCCATACCAACCTGCACACAAGAACACAACACCAAGATCCAAATTCAAATTTTTCAATTCTTGTATAAGCCACATTTTGCTTTTGATTTGTCCTTTGCTTAAACAATCTTCGTCATATTTTATTTCATTCACTTCAAAAGATTTTAGAGCTTGTATAAATCTTGTGTCTACATAACTATCTAAAATTTTCCATAGGCTCCATTGATTGTTTTCAAGAATTATTTTTCTTAGATGTTCTTTATTTTTATCATTCATAAGCCTAAAAATACTATGTAAGTCTTTATCTATAAATGATCTACGTAAATCTGCTACTTGACTATTCAAAGGAAAAAGCAATTCTATCCTATCTAAAATTTTATGTGTTTGCATTAAATTTCTCCTTCAACCAATCAAAGTCATTTATTAGCCCCAGATTAGCCCTGCTAGAAACGCCAAACTCCATACCAGCGGTAGCGCCTGCCAAAGCGTATTTGCCATATAATCTATCGTGTCCCACGGTTGTCCAAGTTTTAAGTCTTTCATTTGTTTCCTCCTCTTTTTGTCTGTCTATAGTTTTGCTTGATAATTTTGCACATTCTCTAAAAGCACTTTTCCAAGTGTTAAAAGGATCTGTGTTAAATGCTGTAATATTTGATATTTCATTTATTAATTTAAATTTTTTTGATATACTTGTAGTCATGTCATTCGTATTAGTATCCATCTTTATTGTTAAAGTTGTGGGAAACAGTTTTACTCCTCCATATCCGTATACTAAATCATTAATAGGATTCATGCATCTATAAACATGTACAACGTCTTTTTCCTTGGTAGTATAAGAAAAATCAAAATCATCTACTATCACAGCATCACCGTCTACAACAAAAAAATAATCTGTGCTTGATTTTTTTGCCGCTTCAACATGTGCGTTATGAATTCCTTTTACATTGGTAACACGTTTTACTCTTTCTCCATACAATCCTACTTGATTAAATCTTTGATACAAATTTTCGAAATTCTTCTCTGCGTTTGGTTCGTAATAGCTGATAAAAATTATATCATACATGACTTACAATCCTCATAAAATTTATTCATTTCTGGAAATATTTTTAAAAAATTGGTGCCACGTCTTTTGTCGTATTGTTGAATCCATTCATAAAACATTCGCCTTCCTTCTACTGCTTCTCTTTCAAACTCTTCTGGTTTGTTATTTCTTACATCTAAGTCTTTTACTATTCTATCCATCTTTTGAACTTCTCTATCGGTAAAACTATTTTTTTGCATAAAAGGAATACAAGGATATAGATATTTCTCTACAAGATCATGTGTGGCGATTTTTGCGTCTAAGAATCCAGGACTTCTTACATATGGCGTGTCTATAATTACTCTTTGAAATTGTGTTTCCTTAACTATGAACTGATCTTTTAAATCTGATACGTATTGTAAAAAATTAAAAAAGCTAGGAATACTTAAAACGTTGAATGCACTCATAAAACTACACATACCGTTTGTTGTTTTTAAAAAGTAATCAACATTATTTGTAAACATATTCCAATCCATACCAAACCTATTGTATTCAGCTTGTGCTCCTTTGCTTTCTGCACTAACAAATAATATAAATTGTTTTATACATTTTTTATCTTCTAAAATTTTAACTTTATTTACGAATTCAACCCATTTATTTCCTGGAGGACATGCATTACTGTTAATAGATAACTCTAAGTTAGGTTGTGGATTCTCAAGTAAATAATCCATTACCTTGATAGTATCTTTACTCATTAACGGTTCGCCGCCAGTAATTCTAAAGGTGTGCATGTGTTTTACTGCTTCTGGAAACCACTTCCAGAAAGCTTCTATATATGGGTTATGTTCTCTTTGTGGAATTTGTGCTTGATGATCTGTAGGTTCGTTGTATCTCCAATTAATCATGCTGAAAGTATATGGGCCATTTTTTTTTATTTCATCTCCCCATTTACTACTAAATGCCGGGCCACAATATCCACATTTAAAATTACAAACATTACTAAAGCTAACTTCAACGTATCTTGGATACACATCTTCATCTCCGGTCATTTTCGAAATGGAATCAAAATCTGGCCAACTAAAGGGATCTCTACTTTTCCAAGTTCTGTCACTATGCATACCTGTATTGTCTTCTATACGCCAACAGTAATCACATTCTCCAGGACGTTCACCTCTGAGCATTTGTTTTCTAACGTTTTTTTTGAATCCTGTGTTGTGTAAAACACTAGGATTTGAAGCAAGATCATTTAAATCTATCGGATGTGCCTTAGGGTGATGACAACTATGTGTAAGTCCTGATCCAAGGTGCATAGTAACCTGTGTCCATTTAGCAAGGCAAAAGCCACAGCCAACAGAGTTCAACTTCTCTAAAACATGTTCAGGTTCTTGCCATTTAAATGTCATTTTATTCCACGTCAATCACAAATTGTTGATTGCTACTCCTAGCTGGATTTTGATACACAGTTTTAAAAAAGGCACTTTGTTCTTCATTAAGTGGTTGCACAGCAATAGGTATTCCTAATTTATCTACTAAATCACTACCATGCTTTAATATTTCTGTATGTAATACATCTTCTGGCATTTCATCTCTATCTGCCCAAAGTTCATTTAGATGATCAAAATCTCTAACATTTACATAATCCCAATCAGTCAACATGGTTTTTACAAGTCCTTCTCTTGCTCCTGCAATAGCCCAGTGTCCATTCTTTACATCTGATCCTATCATTAACCAGATCCAAAGCCTATGTAAATTTTTCCAATGTCCTTTTAAAAATTCTTCATGTGATGGTTTAACTCCTCGATCTAAAGCCATCTTTACGCCTTCTCTGAAACCAGCTCTCCAGGCTTGGTGTGGTGTTTCATTATTATGTACATCACTGTAACAACTATTCTGTTGAATGTATTGTATGTCCCAACAAAAATCAACCTGTGCATGTGGATTATCGGCTTCTGCATTTTCATGAGTTTTCATATTTAAAACAAATTCTTTAGGCCAACATTTTAGTCCACCATTTCCGTAAAGTAAACCGTTTATTGTATTTCTTCCACACCAACTTATTACGCTATTGGCTAAATCTGTATGTTCGTCAAAGTCTAAAACTTGATTTATAAACTCCGGCCTTACAGTATTATCGCCATCTACTGTTACAAATCTATCTGTGTCACTTAATCTTGCACATGCTTTATGGGCCGCATCAGACCCTTTTACTCCATGCACTCTTTTTGCCCAAGGAACCTTTGTAAGCAAGTCAGCATAATTTTTTTCTGCATTAGGCTCATCATAACTTAAATAGATAATATCAAGTTCTGCAATTTTAACTTTCATTTACTTCTCCATACACACAACTAGCCATATCAACTTTTGTGTAGATATCATATTTGTTTTTTATTTTCAAAGGTTTTTTAGTTTTTTCCATTAAATTAAAAGTAACCATGTCATAAAGAATATGTGGATCACCTTTTTTTGTAAAACTAAAAGTAACCTGTTTGTTTATATCGATATTTGTTTTTTCCATAATATCGATTAAATCATTGTTCGTATTAATATAACATTTTTTGGCTTTTTTGTCAATATTTAGTAATATATCGTAATCTAATTTTTTAGATAATTTTGGAATTTTTTGATAAAGAGTATCTTCTTCTAAAACTGTAATTTTCTTAAGTTTAAATTGTTTTATTTTTCTATTGTACACAACCAAATAATCTGTCATTTTTGCTTTTAATGTTTTAATTGGTTCAACTTCTTTTTCTGTTGCTTCTATATGATTTTTTCCTTCTATTATAGAAGGTCCTATGCCAAAAATTTTTCCTGTCTTTTGATCAAAAGAGATATATTGTTTTATTTCTACTTTTACATGTTTCATAGAATTTTGCTTTCGTATTTTTTTATCGCATCTTTACAAAAACTGTTTTCAGTATAATGAAAAACACCTTTTTGCAAATAGTTTCCAACTTTTAAATCTAAATCATCTGTAATATAGTAAGGAATATTATTCGTCCAGTCTAATCCTATACTATCTATATTTTGTGCTTTACTTTTCATGTGAATAAAATTAACAGAATTGTTTGTAATGTTTTTTAAATTAAAATGTAAAGACGTAATTGCATGATTTATATCCATACTAGATAATATAAACGTTTCTCCTTTTTTATTAGTAACTTTTGGTTTTGACCTTTTTACGAATCTATTATAATAATCTGTATGATTATGACATACATTCTCTAATAGTTTGTAATACTTCAGTGCTATATCGTTTTGTTTAAAATAATGTATGCCACAATACAAATTAGGTAATTTATTTTCAACAAATGCCTTTCTATAAAAATCACTTGTAACTTCTTGATTTCTATAAGTAAAAACTTTACTTGTCAAAAATACATCATATCTATCAAGTATATTCCACCAATGACTTACGTTACTTAAAAATAACATGTCAGCATCTAACACTATGGTTTCCTTATACGGTGTGACATGAAATGCTTTCCATCTTTGTTCGGTCAAATAATAAGTATCGTCTCCATTTACAATCCAAGGTATTTCAATAATTTTATCAAATAAAGGTTGATATTTTTTAGGTACTGTATCATTAGTAACAATTGAAATATTTTTTATTTTTTGTGTATGTTTTATACTCATAGCACAAAGACAAGCCTGCTTTACGTAATCTTTACCACTCGCAACTATTAAATAACCTTGCTTCATAATACTCTTGCCAAACTAAATTTATTCATCACATGAACATTGGATTTATTTGTTGAAGCTAAGGTGTATTCTCCTGTCCTATTTTCCTTTTCAACTAAGAAAGTCAACTTATCTCCATTTAATTTATAAATTAAATCTCTATCAAGAGTATAAAACATTTTTCCTGGTAAAGTTTTTGCCCATTCTCCTTCTTGGAACCCGTTCATCATATGAATAGCTATACTGAAAATATGATCATTACGGAAATTTCTGCTTCCTAGATTATAAACTTGTGAATAGTGAAGCCAATTATTTTTTATATGTTTCATCAAATCAAAAAATATCTTTATTTCTTTGGTTTTTGCGAAGCAAAAACAGGTAGCCCAATAAAAAGCTATACCAGTATCATTGATATATTCAAATTCTGGTAACTTTCTCCAGGCACATAAATCTATTCCATGTCTATAAATTTGAAAATCTGCTACCGACTCAAATGCTTTTTTAAAACTTTCATTACAAATTACATAGTCAGTATCCAATACTAGTGTTCTATCATAAGGTGTAATATCAAAGCTGTCAATACGACCTGCATTTTTAAATTGTAAAGTTTCGTAATGATTACTTCCGTCATAATATCGTTTAGAATTATGATCTTGACTATCACTTTCTATTATTTTGTCAAATAAATCACGTTGATCTGAATACAGATAATCAAAGTCTTTTTTATTTGATGTCACTAATGAAATAGGTAGTTGTAAATATTTTTTAACACGGGTAGCTAGAAATATTGCTTGTTTTAAATAATCAACTTTTCCATTATTATTAGCAAAACATAATACACCATTAGACATCAACTATACTTTCCACATTTCGTTTGCTAACCATCTTCTTATATTTCTCATAATACTTTGCAGAAGCTGTGCCGTAGCAACCTTTGATATCATACATAAATGTTGATAAGTCTTCAATCAGTATAGGAGTGTTATTATCGTCTATTAGGACAGTTTTAGAATTATCTTGGTCAAGTATATTGCCTACAAAAGAAATAAGTTCTTTGGTTACTGTGAACTTGCCTCCAAACTGATATACAACCAAATCCTCCATGTATTCTTCATGGATAATCCTTTTTTGGTTATTGAAGGTAATCATATAATTAGAAAAATCAAGTGCTTTCTCTAATGATTTATCCATAGTTATACTCCTAGTTATTGTATAACTATTTAATCCTAAAGTGTATCTGTGTTCTGGAAAGTTGGTGCTGTAATATCAACAGCATTTGTGTTATTTGGACGATTCATCTGTACTGTACTGGTTGTTAGTGCAGTTACGGCTTCATCAAAATTTGGATTTCCGCCCTTATCTTCATTGAAAGTAATTCTAAATGTTAATACGTTACCTACTTTTTGTCCTTCAATCAAATAATCGTTATCACTATAAGCTGAAGCAGTTTTATTGAAAATAGTTACATAAGAAGTAGGTAAATTTGCAAAACCGTATGATGTTCCTGTAGATCCATTAGACGTTGTTGACCTTCCAAAAGATACAGTACCCACTGAGGTCATTAAGTTACGCCAGTCATTGTTTATTGCAGTATTTCCTGAACCAATTGTACCACTGAATAATATAGTACCACCTGCGTTAAAAAATACACGCATGTGATCGCTTGAACTAACCGTTGTTACGGTACCATCTCCGTTGGTTACTGAATAACCGCCGAAAGTTACTGTAACAATATGATCGATATCTGATGACCAGCTAGATGATCTTGAACTTTCTGTTCCTGCTTGAAGTCCTAAATTTCCCGCACTTACGTTTAATCTTGATGTTTGGCAAGTTAAACTTAAATTTTCAAATTCTACATAACCTTTTTTTGATGTTGTGTTACTGTCTTCTATAGTATTACCGGTTACAGGTGCTACTATTTCTGTTGGTGTTGATCCTGTTTGATGCACACGACATTTTACCATATCATTGTACAAAGTTGTCATCTGTGCGGCAGTAACAGTAGCGCCGGCGGCTACAGTTGCACTAGCAACTGCTTGTCCATAACCTTCATCACCTGCACCTAATCCTAAAATTCCAGCTACTCGAGCTCGTATAATGTTGTAACGAGCCGCTGTAATTGTATCTCCTACTGCCATAATACTTCCTTATACTTTATAACTTTAAAATACACTCAACTAGTGTCTCTTCATGTCTTTCATTATCCTCTAATGCTATACCAATCATATCTCCTGTGCCTTCTACACTAGCTGTTCCGTTTTGAGCAACATAAACTTTTTGACCTTTTTTGACTGGTCCAGTAATCCTTACTGGAACCCTTCCAACAAGTGCTATTGCTTGTCCCTCTGAATCTGAATTCATTAAATATGCAGGTTGTGAACTTATAACTCCTATGCAAGGTGTATCATCTGTTTTATCAATTGCTGTGGCTTCTTTATCTCCACCAATTGCCATTAATGTACCTACAGGATAATGTTGATCTGTAACATATTTTTCTGCCAAGTCAGCATATTTGGCTGAAGTTGCTATACCATTAAATGTGTTAGCGGCAATGTTACCACTTGAATCTCTCACTGCTACAGTATTATTTGTTGCGTTGACATCACCAGTTCTAAAATTAGAACCTACTTGTAAATTTGTAGCATTTGTTGCCAATCCAATAAATGAATTTGCATAGATATTTCTAAATTTGTAGTTAATGTCACCAATATCATAAGTTGCAGTTGTTGTAGGAACCAATCCTCCTGCCTGAACATGGAATGGTTCAGTAGAAATACCTGCACTTGATTTGACTTTGAATCTTATTTTTTGTCCAACTGTATTATCAATAACTCCTTCGTCACCTGAACCAGAAGAATCAATAAAAACAGCTAAATCGTTTGCCGCACCTACAGTAAAACCCGTATCACCAAATCTAACAGTACTTGTAAAGTTAGCGTTTCCTGATAATGCGTAGCTAGAAGCTGGTTGACCATTTAATCTATCGGCGTTTGTGGCAGTGCCATAAAATCTATGAGCTGTTGCAGTTACTCCATTAGTAGCAGAAGTAGTATTTCTTAATGTTAAACCTTGTCGTACAACATCAAATCCTGATATAACGTTTGCAGGGTCTGTTGCATCAATAGTAAATTCAGAATTACTAATAATAAACACAACATTATCGTCTACTGTACCTTTAATTATAGTTCTATTTGTTTGTGCATTATCTCTTACTTGCCCTGTAACCATTGCAGAAACTGTATCACCTATACTTTGTGGACCGATTAGGACAAATCCACCTGAGGCATTTTGAGCATATAATTGATTATTAGTAGTATCCCACCAAAAGTCACCAGTTGTTAAGCCTACTGGTTGGGTAGTGGAAACTTCTGCACCACCTGTTGTTCTAAATTTAGTTCCGTCATAAAATTTAAGTTTTTTTACAGAACTGTCAAACCATATCTGTCCTGATAGTGGACTTGCAGGTTGATTTGCACTGGAAAAATTTTCCAGTAGATGCACAAAGTTTTCGTTTTGGATTTCGCCATAACCAGCATAGTTTTTACCCACTAATTTAAGTGTGGT